CTCTTGTATATGGCATTACAGCGAAACCTTAAATGTAAATCCTTCATCAAAATATTGATCTGTTTCGTCTACCGTACCACTACCACTTACTACTCTAAATCTAAGAGTGTAATATCTTTCTGGTTGATAACCATTCATCCAAAGATTAAAATAATTACCAGTTGAATCACAACTTAATTTAGAACCACTACCAAAAGGTACTATAACATCTTCTGTTTCGGCATCTACAATTGAATAGTATGAAGAACCACTTGGTAAATATTTTGCAGTTAAATTAGACGGTGTTGTTGAATATGTCTTATCTGGAAATCTTTCACGACCGACAACTCTAAAACGAGTTTTAGATTTTTCTTTATATTCTTCTCGTAATCCTTTCATATAAAAAACCGTATCCTCTAAATTAGTTCGAGATAATGCTGATAATGAGCCCGTGGACCATTTAGAATCGTCCCATACAACTTCCAAAGTTGGTGGATATTTTGTATGAGTATCAGATGAGAAAAATGCTAAATTACCAAATCTATCTGTATTACCTTCATCACTACCAGTATTTGCATTCGCTATACTACCACTACGTTTAATCATAAAACCTTCATTAGGTATTGAACCACTCAACCAATTTTTTACAATATCTGTTACTTCCATCCTCATATCTGAAGTTTTATGATTAAATCCAAAAGACTCTTGAAATCCACTACCAGAATACCATTGGCCTCCAGATGAACTTACCGTATTAAGCCAAAGTTTTCCATTAGTTTTACCGTGTCTATATATCCAACTTGCCCCTTCTCTAGATATTGGATTATCATACGTATGACCTTCTCCCATTGTCCAAGAACCACTTATTGGGTGTGCATATAAACTTTGAGAAACTGCTAAATTACGTGAATGAGCATCATATAAATTTAAATAATATCTTGAACCCCATCTAGCAGTTTTACTTGGTGCTGGTATTAAACTGGATCCTATTGAACTAGAAATAAAACTTAAATCAAACTTTATTAAAATACGAGAAACATTTACTGACGCTCCTGTATCACTGACATCTTTTTTAATTTCTAATATCTCATCTAAACCGGCATTTAAACTACTACTAGCCTGATATAATGTTGTATCTTTTTCTGCAAATGTAAAATAATGCATCTATCTATCCCCCAGTACCTAAATTATCACCTAATACTTTTCCTTGTATATCAGAATTAGGATACTTAACTTCAAAAATACTTGGGTCTAATGCAGGATATAATATACCTTCTATCATCCCACTATCAATATCATAAAAATTACCTGAATATCCGTCCGCTAATGTATACTTATTTTTTATTAATATTGATAAATTATTAGGATTATTTTCCTTTGGCGGTACTACTGTAGCAACTCCATCAATTAATGACAATTCATATGCTATATCTGATAACACTATTGGTTGTCCAATTTGCCATCTATCAATATTAAAAAAATCTTGAACTGCTGCTATACATCTTAATAAAACATCATTCTTATTAAATCCTAGTTTTGTTAATATTGCAAAATCAACTGCGATGTTTATAATATATGCATCTTTAATATTAATTGCATCAGTTGCTAATCTATATTGTGATAAATAAGTTTTTAAATTTCCTTTTACTGTTTGATTTAACGGTGCTAAATTTTTGTTTGCATTATATCCAAGAGTATATAAATTCATAGCCAACGGATTTGGTATTCTTACTGAAACTGATTTGACTGATTTACCAACATCATCGGCTGTAATCAAACTATTTTGATTTGATAATCCCATAGATTCATTAAGTTGATCATCTTGTACCATAAATGCCTTGGCTATATTACCATATTTAGATGGTAATGAATACGTTCTTACTATATAATCTTCTTTAGTAACTGCTCGTTGTTGAGCTTGATAATATGCAAGTGCACTTTCACGAACTTCTCTAATACTTTGTCCTGCAGAACCTCCAGTTGCCGGGTTTGGATTAGTAACTGCCAATGAATCTTTAGCAGTTTGGACATCTGTAGAAGATAATAAATTAGCTTGAATACCAAAACTAACACTTGATATTGCTGTAATACTATTTGCATTAGCATTATCACTAATACCTCCACCATATGCATATTTAACTGTAAGTGTTGTATTAGATGGGGCTAATCCAAAAGCTTTTGTTTTTAAAAAATTTGAAGGGTCAAATGCTTTTGTTAAATAAGATGGACTACCTGGTAAAGATGAACCTACTGAACTTGGATTTGGTATAATTTCTTCATCTGGATTATCTGAAATACCAGCCCCAAATCGTAATATTGTTTTATCATTCGCATCTATATAAACATTAAATCTACGAGAAGTTTTCTTTAACTTTAAAACATAAGGAGCAGTATCTCTATTAATAACTGATGTTGGATCTGTACTATCATTGTTTTCCATATCCTCAAAAATAGTATCTCTTGCTAAAGAATCTACTTCATACCAATTATTACCATCACTATCTGTTACTGAAATTATTTCTATAACATCTGTGTTTGATAATTTAACTTGTGAATACTTTTCTGCTGAAGCGAACGTGAAAGTTTCTGAAGCTACTGTACCACTTTCTGCCTTAACTTTTTTCTTTAATAAAAATTTAGTTGTAACGCCTCCAGATTTTTCAAATACAGTAGTTTCACGTGGACTATATGAACTTGTGAATTTAAAATTGCAATCTTCTAATGTTCTAAATGTTGTTCCAGTAGCACTTGCGTTTACAGTCATTCCGGCTTTTACATTTAATGCATATCTATAATCTGCTGTGCCATCTACTGTGGGAATTGTTTGAAATACATCTAACACTACTGATGCGGGTGATGTTACTTTAGGTTTATAACCAAATGATTGTGCAATATTATATACATTTCGTTTTTCTTCTGCATACGCTAATAATGATTCTCTAAATTGTGAATCAATATAATAAGAAAGAACATCACCGACATATGCGGCCATTTCTATGAACATCATACCCGGTGAAGCCTCATTAAAATCATTATATGTATTTGGAAAATAAACTTTAGCAAATTCTATAAGATTATCTCTAAAATCACTAAAATCTTTATTAAGATAATTTACTTGTTTTACTACATTCTTTTTTACACTTGTGCGGGCCATTTATGTTTCCTATTTAAGTTATTGAATCAAATGCTACTAATACAGTATTTTCTCTAAATGATTCAATAATAGTTGAATATTTTATTTGTATATAAATTTTACTTGTGTTACCATCATCAGTTAAAACTTCTATTTCATTTATAATAATATATGATAACCATTGTTCAACTGTATTTTTAATATCTGTTTCAATTGTTTCAAGTAAATTATCATCTACCTGTTCAAAACAAATTCTTCTTAAATTACTACCAAATTCTGGTTGATAAACTCTTTCTCCTTTTTGTGTCAAAAGTAAATTTGTTAAATTATACTCTGCTTGTTCATAAGAAGTTTTTGTTAATTCAAAATCTGTCATTATACCTTTTCTAATAGGATACGTTAATCCTATATAAACATCTGGATCTAAATCTAATTCTTTAGCACTTGACGGCATTTATCTTATCCTTTTTTATTCCATAGCTTTCATTAATTTACTATAATCACGAGTTAAAGCATCTGTAATGTGTTCTGGAACATCTTCAACTGATTTACCAGCTTTTTGAAGTGTATCTACAGCTACCATATCTCGTTTAACTTCTTCTGATTTACCATAGCCCATAAGTTCACCCATACGTGAAGTATCAAAAGTATCTCCGCTTAATGTTGGGTATTCTTCAGATCGTTTATCTCTTTTTGAAAGCCCAACAGTTTCATTTAGAACTTTATTTAAAGATTTATTTTTAGTAAAATGTTTTTCTTCACTTGGTTTTGAAACTTGTGGAACTACATCTTTTAATTGAGTAATAGTTTCTTCTTTTATAAATATCTTTTTTATTTGTTTTTTCACTTCTCTACGAACTGCTTCTTGTATGATTTTTTGTAACTCTTGTTTAGTCATAATCAACTCCTTATAAGTTATTTAATTTTTCTATAGTTTCTAAATCTTCCATATTAACACCTACATTTACTCCTGATATATCCGGTTTTGGTATATCAGGTAACTCTACAGTAGGAAGTTCAGGTAACTCTGGTATTTTTGGTAAATCTGGTATTTTAATATTTGGATCTGCTGTCATTACTTGTTTATTTAAAAATGTTTGTTTTGTAATTACTTCGGTTACAGTTTTTATATTATCAAACAAACTTTTTGCATCACTTGCAACTTTAGGCCAAGCTTGAGCTCCGGCAGAAACTAATATAGATTGAATTCCTGATAATATTTTCATTATACTTGATTGAAATTCTAATAATACATCACCTCTAACTGTTGGTACAAATACAGCTCTTGGGTCTCCCATTTTTATAGTTTGACCTTTACCTGCATTTATAAAAACTTCATCTCCTTCTAAATATAAATTTTTTGAAGCTCTAATATTAACATTACCATTTCTACCATTAAATATTAATTTATCAGAATTTATAATAATACTATTACCTTCGGCTATTAACTCTTGA